GGCTTTGGAGATCAATTCCTAAATGCCATAGGAGCTACGGAAGAAAACTTCAGAGCCCTAGGACAAAACATTAGAACGTTTATCGAAGGAGACGGATTCGGAAAACTAACGGCAAATATTGTTGATATCACGGAAACGGTTGCGGATCAGACTGTGGCGACCTTTAAAGGTATTGCAGATGCTACAGAGACTTTTGTTGGGACGTTATTTAACCTTAGTGATGGTATCCAGGATAGCTGGGTTTACAAGTTCTTTGTAAAATCAGATACACCTAGCGCACCTACACCGATAGAAGCGGGTGGTATGGGAAGCCGTCGAAACCCCTTACTATACGGACCACCACCACCACAGATTGACGTAGATCCTAACGCGCCGCTGTTTGGATACACTCCGAAAGGACCGATGGTCCAGGAAATTTTTGAAGATATGTCGGATGGAATTAAACAAATGGTATCTACTATGATTAATCTTCCTTCGATGATGCTTAGTGTTCAGGGACCTCGTACACGCGAACAATTCTTAGAATATTATGACTTTTTAAGGAGAATGGAGATGGAGGCTGCCTTAGATGCAGACTATTCCCGGAGGCGATTAAGTCGATAATAACAGATGTCATTTTTTAAAGAAGTAATAGGAGATTCAAAAGGTTCAATACTTTATAACGTCTTGAATCCTTTTCTACCAGACGGCAGCGATGTTGTGCTGGATGATGCTGGTTTGCAGAATAGTTTTGGGGCTCCTAAGTTTGAACACGCTCTAGAGGAAAGAGGCTTTATTCGATTCACTTACCCTGAATACTTAGAAAGTGTAAACACTGTAGACACTGTATGGACCCGTATATTCATCGGAAACTTGCAACTACCAGAGGAAAAACTATTTAACAGGGTAGACCGCATAACTAGAAAACTCCCCTTCTTTGAAAACCCTCAAATAACCGAGAGACGCACTGCAAACTATGCCAACACAAACATCTTTTTGAGAAATGAACCAGTTAGGCTTTATACTGGATCAGGTCCAAGAAGAATAAACCTTAAACTAACTTATACCCTTCCACATATAGCCCAGTTTCTTGGAAACTACTTGAATAATCCGGCTATCTTAACCGACCAAGAAGTTGAAGACTTGCAATCCATAAAAGCAAAAGTCTCAAGTCTTTTGAAAAAGCAGTCAGGTATAGGGGCTCCCCCGGAAGGAGGTAAGTACGCAGGGAATGGAACGGTCGTATCTAGGAGCGGTAAACTTGTAGGATTATCTGAAACTACAATCAGGACCGATGGAGATAATAATCCCGGTGATGGTCCTAGAATGCCTTCCCATAGAAACGTTCAGTTAAAGGGGGCTGATAATCAGTTCTACTTCAATGCTCAAGCCATTTTCAACGAATATCATGTAGAGCTTACTCACATTATTGAGTATATGTTGAACGTTGCTAGAAGTTCCGTCATAGGCACTGTTCAATCATTGGAAAAATTTGGTCCTCCCGTTGGTCATCTAAACATGGGTATTGTTTATAACGATTTGCCTGTGATAGTTAAAGATTATAGAATCAATTTTGACTACGCTAATGGAATGGATCATGCATCACTATTCAGTAGGGTGATTACCATCGACCTGACTCTTGAGGAGTTCAGACAAGACAAGGGTCTTCTACACGGACCTGACAACGACACACCACTCCAAGGGTGGGACACACTCTTTAAAGGTATTAGATAATGGCTGCCTACTCAGATAAGTCACGGTACAATCTGCAAGGATCGAACCGAGTGATCCACAAAGGAAAAGAGATCAAAGATGTAACATCTTCTGATCGTTACAACGTATTCGTTCAAAATCTACCTAATGTCCAAGGCAGGTTAGCTCAGGTGTCTCTGCAATTTGAAGCTAGACCAGATCTTATCTCTTACGCGGCTTACGGGACGTCGGCTTATTGGTGGTTAATTTTGTTAGCAAATAATATTTCAGATCCTGAAGAAGATTTGACTGTAGGAAAGATAATAAAAATACCTAGTATATCGTAATGAAGGCTTATGTAGATAATAAACCTGCGTTTGTGTTGCTGTCTTCTTCTCTTGACGAAATCAAAACTTTTGGAGACCCTCGCTACACAGACCCCTTTGACCTTGAGAATACTCTTATAGATTTTGAGTATTCTTTTGGCAATGGTAAGTATCAAGCTACATTTACTCTCATTAATCCTAGCGAGCAAGCAGAGAAACAACTTCTATCCCTGTATAATCTAATTTACGCTAAGGACGAGCCTAATATCACTATTAGTAATCGCTCCATAGGCAATGTAAAGTTTTATTTTAGTTGGGGGTACACTACGGAGTCCATGTCAACTCCGAGAGCAGGAATTTTAGGAAGCGTTAATTATTCCCTTACGGCAAGCAACGAAAGAGTGATATCTTTCACGCTTCTGGATTCAATATCTTTTAATGAAGTACAGGATGATAAAAGACCCGGACCAGTTCAGATTGTGGTCAAGAAAGGTTTGTACAAGGAGGCTGGAACAGACACTCTTCCTGACACTCCGTTAGACTTCCCCGAAAGTGCCAGCGTAGATCTTCTCAGACCATCAGAGGTTATACCAGTTCTTCTGAAAGACTTCCTGGCTCAGTACAGAGGCGATGTTTTCCCTTACATCAAAACTGCTTCTGTTATGGAGAAGCTTGATAGAATATACGATGCGTTGGTAAGTCGTCTGACAGAACAAGAACTAGGAGGAGGAGGTGTCTCTTTCACCGCATATAAACAACAGGCTTGGGAGATCTTAGGTAGATCTCTCGGAATGCCTGTCACGATAAACACCAAAACTATAAGCACGGGAAAAAAAGATACGGGCGTAAAGATTAATGACGATGGGAATACTCTAGGCGAACTAAAGCCAAATATTAAGCTGTTTGAAACTTTTACTTCTAACGATGACTTCATTTTAAATGAAGGGTCTAGAGTTTACAGCGCATTAGATGGGAGCGATCATGTATGTCTGCTGTCTGATGTTTATGAGGCAGTGCAAGAAGCGTCTAAGGACGGTCTCGACATCTTTTCGCAACAGATAAATACTGGCATTGGACTTGAGACGAGCAGTGGCTTTACGGTAGAACAGCTATTTCAACGAAATGACGAAGTTGCAAATTTACTTTTAAACAAGAAATATGTGTTCTTGCCAGAAGGACTAAAAGAAAAATGTACTATTGGTAATTTAGCAACCAGTAAAAACACAGCACCTCCAAGCGGAATAGGTTTAGAGACTACTGACAGATTCTTCAATACAAAAGGTTCCGGTTTGGACAATCCGACTATTGTATTAAAAAACTATGATAGAGACTATTTGCTCATTGGAGCAATAATCGAAAGAGCTTTACAAGGGATACCTTCAAATACTCCGTCTAACGATGATAGCAATCAAGAAGCAGGACAAGAAGAGGTAAGAAAACAAGCGTACATACAACTATCTAAAACCTCAACCTTGGATTACAGGCTAGTTCTAGACGGTCTAATCAGTAAGATCAATGAGGTCATACTAGCCGCCGCACAAGAAAAAGACGAGCTTCTTACGGTAGAGTCTATTCCCGTAAGTGAACTTTCAGAAGAAGAAAAAAATAAAGTACTATTACAGTTACAAAAAGAGTCTATTCAAGATGATAAACATCTGTTCATTATAGGTTCTGACAAAGAACTAGATGATCTCTTTAGAGAATCATCAGGGGATGAAAACACCGTCGAGTTAGGAGAGATAAACTCCTTTCCACAGTTATACGATGGAGTTCCAGAGATTCAAGGAGTTGAGTTAGGTACTAATGGAGTCCTAAAACTGACTGTAGGTTTTGATGACTCTATTGTCTCTGATATGTCCATAAACTCTGACATCAAGATTCCTATAGTGATGGCTGGGTCCATGATCCACTCTTTGCAAGATATCCGTAACGTGTTTACTGATTCTGGTTTGGTAAGAGATGATTTCTTGGTGGACTTGCTTGTATTGGGTGACACGCCTGAGCGTCTTAATTTGCTTTTTGCGGCTCAAAGATATAATGAGAATCAACTATCTTTAAAAGAGTTTTTAGAAACAGCAAAACTATTTATTGCAAGCAATAAGAAAGTATCAGATTCTGGCGTTATTCCCGGAGGAGCCAAAAGAATTGCTGAAAATGTAGAACGTATGCTCACAGCAGTAGAGAGCGAATCAGTGAGAAATCTGTTATTCTCTTCTGTCCCGGAAGAAGATTCCTCAGAGGTGGCGTTTGAGTTTGACAGCGGAATTATAAAATCTAAGAAGATTCCAAGTACAAGCATATCGTTTAAGCCTTCAATTTTTAACCAGGAAAAGGGAGGCATTGGCTACTTCTTGAAAAAGAGGTCACTCTTGGACGAAGTATATTTAAACTATATTTTAAATGTTTCTATAAAAACTTTAGGAATACCTGAGATCTCATCTTCTTTTAAGGACGTAAGATTCAGAAGAGTTCTTCTTTTTGTATCAAATCCGAGAGGAAGCATTGATGATGACGGAGTAGAAAGAAAGTATCACTGGTCTTCCGGGGTTTACAGGATCTTAGGATATACTCACCAAGCAAACTCAACAGATGGATACACGACCTCTTTTGAGCTTCAAAGGGACGTTCTAGCATCGGTAGATTTTACCGCGTTTAAATAATGCATCTGTATTGCTGTAAAGTAGTGGAAACATCAGACTCTATGAAGTCTGGAAGTATATCAGTTCAGCATCCCGATCTGAACGGTAATCAACCCATGACTGTTGGTTACGCATCACCTTTCGGTGGGTCTGATTATGGCTTCTTCGCAATCCCCGGAAAAGGAACGAACGTCCTTGTCATGCAAGCTGATGTTCACGACGGAAGTAAAAAGTATTTCTGGTTCGCCGCTCCGTATATGCCCGGAACGGTAACGGAAAGAACAACCATCACAACTCCTCACAGAAACAACAACTCAGATAAGCCCAGGAAGCCAGTCCCAGGAGAAACTTACGGAACCGTTAGCGAAACAACCACCAAGGTAAATCACGGTAATCCAGATCCAGAGGCAACCTATCAGGAGAATGATTACCCAGAGAGGTATCTGTTCAAAAGCCCAAAGGGACACCTTCTGGAGTTTGCGGAGAAGATCACTGAAAAGACAAACCATAACTATGCAAAGCTGGAGTCTTCTACTGGTAAGAAGATTATTCTAGATGACGGGTTATCGAATACTCAGAGCCCAGCACAACCGTTCTCATTCACAAACCCTAGAAACCCTGACGCTGGTCCGAACATCGAGTATGCCGGAAACAAAATCATTATAGTAGACTCTCTCGGAAATAGGTTGGTGATAGATTCTTCCAAGAGGGCAGCGGAACTTTTCGCCAAGAACGGCGTGCAAGTTCACTCAGAAGGAGGTCTTGTCTCACTTAAGGCAGAAAACCCTAGAGCGTTAGGGGAAGTAGAAGTAGGAAACCATTCTACGGGTAACACAAAATTGTATGCTTTGGGAGGAGACACCCAAATACTGGGGAAGACCAAAGCAACTTTTGGGTCTGCTATAACTCCTGGAAACTCTCCAATGCCGGGAATGGTCGCTTCCACAGGGTTCAGACCGTCTAAACTTTTGCCAGTTATTCCCGACTTAAACCCAAGTTTGAGCTTGGGGATAGGTCTACCTAACCCGACAGATTTCGACATCCCTCTTTTCCCATCCACATCATATCAAAGCTTTTCTCTTACGGGGATAGATTTCCTATCTCCTCTCATGACTTTCACTACCCCCTTAGCAACCTTTGCTGGGGCTATAGCTTGCGCTGGCATCACTACGACGGTTCCCATAACTAGCACTATTCCTTTAGACATCATTTCTCCAGGTGCTGTCACTCCCAGTACAATACCTGTCCAAGTCAATCCAATAACTGGTACGGGTGTAGCGACTGTTCAAGTAGCGAATGGACTAACCGTAAATGGCAGACCCGTAATTGTACTATAAATAATTAAAAATGGCAGACTTCGATGAAATTGTAGACCTTAGCTTTGGAGAAGAGCAACAAGCACAGTTATCTGTATGCTTTATCAAGCTTTTGTCTTCCGCTGCTCTAACCGTAGTTAATAATTTATTAGCTAAGGCTATAGATCCTTTGGAAGGGGAGCTTATCTCTTTAGATGCTCAGATAGATCTTCTTGAAGCTGAAAGAAACACGCTCTTCGATAACATAAACGATTTCCTCGCCGGAAATATAGACGCCTTACAGTCGCTGCAAAATGCTGGTATAGGCAATCCCTTCGTATCAGGGACTATCGATATCCCCTGTTTGGGTACAATCCCGAATCTGCTTGATATCGTATTAAACATTCCTAACTTTAATCTGGATCTAGATGCAGTAGCCAAAGCAGTAAGGGCGGCTGCGACCATAATTGTGCTTAGTGCGGCAAAAAATAAAATCCTCGCTGTCGTAGCAAGACTTACCAGAGACCAAAGAAACATTAACAAAGCACTCGCGGATAGAGCCAACGGAACCGCCCCGGAACCAACGATAGATTACACGCGGGAAGATGTTAAGGAAGCCCTCGACGGAATAGCAGAATTAGACCCAGACACCTCAAGAGAGATTGAGGATTATAAGCAGTTTGTAGAAACTCAGATCGTAGAGCCGTTCTTCGCTGGTCAGGCTGCACAAGACGCTAGAAGAGCGCAGCTAAGACTTCAAGTAGATCCAAAGGATGAGAAACTATTCGATCTCGTCTTCGGTCCTCCCATCTCTACAGACGGAAAGTTCATCCTCTCCAAAGATGGTCTGTATTATGATTCCATAAATGGAGGCATCCCAGATGTAGCAGTTCAGGAAGCATTGGCTTCTAATTGGAAACTTGAGTACGACCCCAATAAAGGCGGTAAAGGTATCGTTGTAACAAAGGATATCAATGAGTTTTCAAACACGGTGTTCTCTGATAACTACACTGAGACTAACGATGTTGTAGAGTACCTTTATGATAATGACAAGATCGTCCAATCATTCATCGGGGATAAGGAGAAGCAGATAAGCGATGTGTCTGCAAATGTCACCGATCTTTTAGATCAAGGTTACGATGCTTCTAGTGCCTTAGTCTTAAACTACAGACAGAACGCAAACGCAATAGCTGCCACCTACGACAAGAAAATAAAGAAGAGAAAGAAGCAGCTACAACTAGCCGGATTGTTCGGCGGGTATACTTTGACCGATACATCTTTTCCTTTAGGTCAAGGGTACATCATCAATAGAGGTGAGGTGATTGATGCGGAAGGAGTCCCTGTTGGTTGGACAATCCTCACTGATAACACTGCTACATTCAGTAACGGTGCTGAAGCAAAGCTATACGATATCCTTGAGTATGTTCCAGTAAACGACTTCAGCTTCTTGAGAGGATCTGGTCTTGTGCCAAACCTGGACTACCAAACTGATAACTTAGTTCACGCTGCCGACGTCGAAGGTATAATCAAGCCTTTGCCTCCCAAGATCATCACTTCCCTAGAAGGAGGGACTGTCTATGTCGATCAGTTCTCAGTCGTTGACGAGCCTGGAACAGAGTTTGTAAAGTCCTCCGACTCAAATGCCTCCTCTACAACTGCCAGCATTAAGAACCTTGACGATACGGTTATAACAGATGGTTTGGTAGCCTGTCTAAATTTCCTGAAAGCAGACGTAGAAGACGCTTCTTCCACTTCGTACAAGCTGGATAATAGATCAACCTCTTACAGCTTCTTAGACGCGAAGCTAGTGGCAGCAAGTGCCACGGACATATTCCCAAGCGGTGTGAGCATTGCGAAGCTAGGAGGAACTCTGGTGAAGGCTTCCGATCTATACTCACCTGAGCCTTGGTACGATGCCCTCACGAACGGAGGTTACGCCAGACTCAAGAACAATGTGACTGACGGTGAGCTAGATCCTAGAACACAAGCCATCGACAACCTTACTTATAACCCAGACGGCTTTACGGTAGACTTCTTCACTTACGTTCCGAATGTCTTATCAGATATGACAACCTCACACAGATACAGGTTGTTCATGGGATGTGAGAACACGGGGGCTGGCAGAGCAAAGGATTCGGATGCTCCAATCACCGCTTGCCCCAACAAGTTTGACGGCAACGGAAACGTTACCACCGAAAGAGACTTCTCTAAAGTCCACGGATTGATTTTCGGTTACAGGGACAAGAGCGATGATGACACTCTCCAGCTTTGTGTTTTGCCTACCGTATCCCAAAACAAGGAAGACGGAACTTTTGGAGACTCGGTTGCACTAGCCGAGATCCCCTCCAATCCATACGATCCCAAGTCCTCACACACAGAGCTTGGCTTCATCATTGGGATGGATGCCACAACATCGAAAGGAAAAACAATCGGAGATGTGAGTTCTGGGTTCCACCACATTGCTTTGTCTGTTGATTACAAAAAGGACAAAATAACCGCTTATATAAACGGCGAGCAACTGGCGACCTCTGCTGTATCAACCTGCTTCAAGCTAAATCCAGGTCAGCCTCTAAATGTTCCTAGCCCCGCCTCCGTGGATTCTGAGAGATACTCCAGAAGTATGGGAGTAAACAATAACCTAAGAAATACTGAGAGCCTACATGAGGGAGCATATGAAGCTCCGGCATTTTCTCTTCTAACTCCTTGGGTTATCGGAGGAGGGTTTACTGATATAGTCCCAAGGTCAAGAAAGATGGAGTCCGATGCTGGGTTCAATACTACTCCTCTGGGTTTCCTGGGATCAAACACAAACGACACTTACTACACAACTACTGTCGATGGAACCACGGGAGGTTTCCAAGGGCAGCACTCTCCTGGACTAGGCGGAAGTCAGTACTCAGGAGTGAACAGAGTTATCCCTAGAAGTGGTCTAGACGGCTTTATTGGAAACTTCAAGTTGTACTCAAGACCCCTAACTACTACAGAGATTACTCAAAACTACGAAGCCCACCAAAGCTTCTTTGAGAATATTCAAGTATAATGGCTAATTCACTGTTTGCACCAGAGCTAGACTTCGTAACTACATCCAGAAGACAACGGACTGTAGGTGTACGATTCCCTTTGTCCCGAACTGAAGGTGGCGACTGGTCAAAGCAGTTTGACCGTGACTTGATCTATGCTGGGTTTAAACAGCTTTTGCTAACCCAAAAAGGCGAGCGAGTCATGTTCCCTAACTTCGGAACGAACCTCAGAAGATACTTATTTGAACCCGTCACCCAATCCCTCAAGGACAGCATGGATGCTGAAATAAGAGAGGCAGCTAGGCTTTACGAGCCAAGAGTGGTTATTAGAGATGTCAGTATAACAAACGCCCCTGGAGGGAACGAGGAGTTCAACGGTATTTACATACTGATCAACTTATCTTTTGTGGATGACGCGGCTTCTCAAGAGCAAATTGAAGTAGTACTAACAACGTAATGGTAGATTTCACCAACCCCTTTAACGCCGCAAACGTAAGGTATAATGCGTCTGCTTTTGATGGAACCGTTCAAACGGACCTTCAAAAGCTTGGAACTGTTCAGGAGTCCGAAAAGAAAGGGTTAATTGACTACTCTGTCGCAGACTTCGGAGAATACAAAGAGGCGTTGCTGAATTATGTGAAGGCTGTCTACCCAGACGATTACAATAACTTCTACCAGTCTGATTTCGGTATTTTCATGACCGAACTTTTCTCGTATCTCGCTGCCACCCTCTCACTCAAGGCAGACTTCCTAGCAAACGAGAGCTATATCGATACAGTACAAACCAGAGAAAACCTAACAAAGATTTTGGGTATCTTAGGGGTAAAGATACGTGGTCCAGTCGCAAGCAAGTGTACAGCCGTTGTTAAGAACGATGCTGGGGTTGCTGTTTCAAACAGCGATCAGCTAACAATTACTAATGCTAATAGAAAGGTTGCAGTAACCTCAGGCAGAGATTCCACCAACGTATCCTTTACTTTATTTAAGAC